CCAACAACATTTATTGAGGTTGTACACGCAACAGCTATGCGAATGGCTGAGAAGTATATGACATCACTACGTACAGGAGAACGCAATGGGTGAATTATGTTTAACAATGGAAGAACAAGTCTGGTTAGTACAACTTATCAGTACCAACACAGAGACTGCTGCAAAGTTTATGGAAAATCTAAATGAAAGTAATGTAACGGAGTACGATCAAGAGTACATCAGACTGATGACTGAGTGCTATGAATCCTCAAAAAAATTAGGAGGATTGATAGCTAAAATTAAACACAACATAGAGGTAGATTACGATGACAGAATATCTAAAGAAGTTTGAAGATAGACCTGACTATTGGGAAGGTAGATATCAGAGTACATTACATACACTAAACACATTGCTTGAGGTTAATGTTAGTGTCAATGCAGATTTGCTATCTAAAATGTCTGATAAAGAAAAACAAAAACACTTAAATGCTATTGCTATGGTAGCAACTGAATATGAGTGGGAACAAAATGCTAGATGATTTTTGTAAAGGGTTAAAATTTATTTTAACGTGGGTACTTTTGCCAATCATAATTGTGTTAGTAATACTAGGTTTACTAGATATACTAATTGATTTTCTGTTTTGGCAAGGCTATGAATAATTAACTATGAGGATATTACTATGAAAGTAAATGCTAATGACGTTGGTAAATTAATAGATGAAATAGAAATATTAGAAAAAGACAAAGCTAAGTATAAAGAGTTGTGGGAAAAAGAGAAAGCTATGTGGGGTGGCAAATGGAATAAGCTTGTTGAGCTAGAAAATATTGTTGAGTTTATGATGGACTATACTATACAACAACGCAGATTACACAAGCACAACCATGACCATTGTCTTGCTAAAGTTGTAAACAATATCTCTGATAAAGATGCTGCTAGTTTCTTAAATGCTTTTACTAATATGCTAGAAGCAAAACTAAAACATGAACCAGATAGGTATGCATTGGTTATGGAAAGCATGAACCTTGATTCATTAATAAAAGGATAGGAGGTTATATGAAAGGCACAGGTGCAATACGTAAAGTAAATAAGTTTGAGTTAGTTAAAAAACATTTACTAAAACGTAAGAAGATTACTAGTTGGGAAGCGATAGAAAAGTATAGAGCAACCAGGTTGTCAGATATTATTTGGAAGTTAAGAAATAAAGGTTACTCTATTGCTAGTGAATGGGTAACTAATAAAGATGGTATGAGGTATACAGTCTATCATTACTGGGGAGGTAAAAATGAATAAAGAAAAGTTAATGAATAAAGTTACAGACCTTGAAGTATCTCAATCAGTTGCAGAGTTTCGTAACTGGTGTGCAGATAATGATATTAAAGTATACAAAGATATTGATGCTGCAATTATCATACAAGCTGCTGAATGTGTTAATGATGAAGAACAATTTTTGAGGGATACAGAAGATGAAAGATAATATAGGTTGGTACATTACATTTGTAGTACTAGGTATAGCTTGGTATTTTATTATTACAATATGACGTACAAGGAATTGGTGTTCACTCTTATAGCCAAGAGAAAAAAATACGGAGTAGATACTATGACAGTATCGCAGATGATTGGTGTAGCTGACAGTTCAGTAGGTAACTGGGAGCGCATGCAAAAATGTCCTAATGGTATGAATCTATTAGCCTGGTGCAATGCACTAGAGTTAGAGTTAGACCTCAAGGAATTAGAATCACAATGTCCAGAAGACTTTGAAGCATCAGATGATGTGATAGCCTGGACTCAACAACAGGATATAGATTATGAAAGAGAAAGAGATAAGTTCATCGACTACTACTCAGCGAAAGGAAGGACAGCCAGAAGTTGGCAATCCATGTTTAAGCTTTGGGTTCGTAGGTCAGTCGAGTTTAGGGCAGAGTCAGATCGAACACGTGCAACATATGATAAGACTTCGCCCACCTTTGTTCGAGAACGACGTAAGCGAATCCTTGATATGTCAAATGTATCGAGTAAATTTCTTGAAAGAAAAAGTAAAGACGAGTGAGTTTACTGTAGCTGTAGCCAAGTGCGAGGATCTACTTAAGCCATGTGCAGTAAGTGATGTGCAGATAATGCTTGAGACTATATGCTCTACCTTTAGTTGTTCAGCACCAGAAGAACTAGGACTCAAAACATATTGGGAGTTACTCAAGAAATATCCTGCTGGATTATTTCCATATGTAACTCTACATATATGTGCCACTTACAAATATCCAAGACTACCAATGCCAATGGAGTTTCTAACTTATCTTGATGAGGAGTACGCCAAGTGTCATAGGTTTATGCATGACCTTAAAAATGCAGGAGCTTGGGCTTTGCAATTAGAACAAACACAAGGTAAAATATAGAACATGAGTGTAGTCAAATATATAGATATAGATAGGCACAAAGGGATTGGTGGTTCAGATTCACATGCTCTTATGGGTACAAATGTTACACCCATACATGAGTTATGGGAGCTGAAAACATTACGTAAGCCTGGAGTAGATTTATCTAACGTGTTACCAGTACAAATAGGTACGCTAACTGAGGAGTTTAATCTTGGTTGGTTTGCTAAACAAACTGGTATACATACCGAACCATATCCACAAGAATATATTAAAGTGGATTTTAGAATGGCACACTTTGATGGCTGGTGTCCACATGAGAACGCTATCATAGAGTGTAAGCACACTAACCATTACAATAAGTTAGAGCATGTAAGGGCTAGATACTATGCGCAGATCCAGCATTACTTAATGATGGCAGACCTTGATGTCTGTTATCTATCAGTATTGTTTGGTAATGCACGATGGGAATATTGTGCTATCCCATCACATCAGGACTATCAAGAGATCCTAGCTTATCGTCAAGAAAAGTTTTGGAATATGGTAGTAAACAACATAGAACCAACCGCAGATAATACTGCATGGAGACTGTATGAGTAAAATGAATATACCTGACGAAGCCGTCAAGATATTTAAAGAGTTAAAAATAAATGGAGCAGAAGCTACATGGGATTGTCATGGCACACCTGTTGTATTGCATAAGTATATAGAAATCATAGGAGCTAAACTTAATGTAAGTATAGATAGCCTGGATGTTATAGAAGCTAATGCTAAAGATGGGATAGTCAGCATGAAATGTGTAGCCTCAATCAAAGATAGACAAGTTATATCCTATGGCGAGTGTAGTCCTAAGAATAACAAGAACGCCTATCCATATGCGATGGCAGAGAAGCGAGCAGTAGATAGATGTATCTTAAAACTTGCTAACTTACATGGCTTTGTTTATTCAGAGAATGAGATAGATGACAAAGCACCATCAAGCAAACCTAAAGTAGCAGAGAAAAAAGTAATTAGTTCCGAGCCTACTGTTCAAATGTTTATTGATGAGATGAGTCATAAGCAATCGTATACAGAATTTAATACTACTGTTAAAAAATATCAGGGAGCTATGATTATAGCTAAGAAAGATGAACCTGAATTATACGATAAAGCTAAAACTAAATACGAACTAATCAAAGCAAACCATACGAGAGGTATAAATGTACAATAAGATAACACTAATAGGTAGACTAGGTAGAGATGCCGAAGCTATGGAGTCAAAAGCAGGTAACAAATACTGGAAGTTTAGTATTGCTACCAACGAATGGATCTCATCTAAGGGTGAGGAAGAAACAACCTGGCACAACATCACATGCTTCAATGACTATGTTGGTAAGCAACTTGATGACAAAGGTAAAGCAGGTACTTTGTTATACATAGAAGGTAAGCAGCAATACAATACTTACACTAACAAAGATGGACAAGAAGTTACTGCTGGTCAAGTAGTTTTAGATAGATTTGGATCTGTGTGTAAAATCATGGAGAAGGGTGCGCCTAAAGCTAGTGGTAATGTCAAAGCAGATAATGACTTTGATGATGAAGTACCATTCTAGGAGGAATGATGAAAGTTAAAGCAAGACAAAGAGATGTTTATTATTTTATAAAACATTTTATTGCAGCATACAAAGCATCACCTACGTATAAAGAAATATGTGGGGGATGTCGCATCAAAAGTAAGAGTCATGCCTATGGTTTAGTTAAACATTTAATTGATGAAGGGTACTTAGAAAAAACTAAAGACACCAATCTTAATCGTCAGTTGAAGTTAACTAAAAAAAGATATAGGATCATGGTGTAAACACCTCGAGTTTACCACGCTAGGTTAGTTTATTTTTTTCATTGCCTGGCGATTCCTAAACTTCCCCCACTAGCTGGGGGTTTTTTTTGTCAAATCAACGAGAAGATATCTAACATAAAGATACAAAAAGATTGGTATATTTGGTATACGATTGGGTAGGGGTATATATTTACGGCTGTATATGGGCGACTGAGGGCCTCTAAATTGTAAGGTTTGTTCTAATTCTTAGCGAATGGCATCCATTCTTCTATTTGCTCATCAGTCATGGTAGATTCTGGTATCGGACAGCCTGGAATAGAATTAATTCCTTTGCCAATTAATATGATTCCAAGAAATAAAGCTAACACAATTAAAAAATCTTTCATCTATCGTCTCACTAATGAACCACCAAAATATAATCCTATGATACTAGACACCACATGAGTATCTAATGGTGTGATTACTAATCCACCTAATGGTTTCCACAATGTCATGTCAGTACTGCTACTGAATATCCAGAATCCTTTGGATACTGATTCGGTATAGCCAACAAAGATATCCATGTTAGGATCTATGAATGGTGCTAACTTAGGTAAGACTATGATTGCCATGACACACATCAAGGCAATGTATCTTCTAGTGTTCTTAGTAAATTGATCTGTTACGTTACGTGCTTTGTCAAACTGTTTGGATTGGAAGTCTGCTCTTTGCATTAACATCTTTTGTTGCTCGGCTTTATCTTTACTAGCTTGAGCCATGATACCAAGAATACCACCCAGTACAGTTGATGCACCCATTGATAGTAGTTCCATTGGTATACCCATGTTATCTCCCTAACGGATTGTCATTCAAAACCTTATATAATTTTTCAAATTCTTTCTCACTCCAGGATGTCATGCTTTCTTCTACATCTGATATCTCATCGTAGACTTCTGATATATCTAACTTCATTTCTTTAAGTTGAGATGATTGAGTTTCTACAATACCTTCTAGCTTTGCTATTCTATCTAACAGTACAGAGGTATCAGCCTTCTTAATCTTGCCTAGCCTGGCATTAATCTTTTTTACTTCGTCTACTGTATTTTGGAGCTTTGAATCGTTTGCGCTCATTTTGTAAATTATGCCACCTGCGGCTGGTATTATTGTCAAGACCAGCGATAGTAATACTGCTGGTGTTAAGGTTATACTCTTGCTCCCCTCCATATATCTGCTCCTGTCTGAGACTAATCGTTTCCACGATAGTAATACTATCTTGAATTATTTGCAAATAAGCTATAGGTAATGGTAGTTGCTCTATAGTTTGAGGCTTTGTAGTACTGACATCAAGCGTAGTCTTAGGCCTGCTAGTATTTTTTTTAGCTGCGCTTGTAGGTCTATCAACCTGAACATCATCTTTTGTTTCGGACTTAGTTTCGCTGTTGTCTGCTGTACTTTCTTCGGTCTCCCTCTCCCCCTTTTCTTTTGGCTTTGGCTTTGTACTGGTGTCTCGTACGTTGCTTCCTTCATCTGTTTTTGTCTCAGCGATTTCAATTTTGCTTTTTGTTTCTGGCTCAATTTCCCGTCTTTCATCTGTAGTCTCCACCATCTCTGGTTGTTGTGGTGGTTCTTCAACCACTATTTCTTGAATCTCTTGTATAGGTTCTACCTCAATCGTACCGCTTATGTCAACAGGGATCTCTGTTGGTGTTGGCATCTCAATACTAATCTCAGGCATACTAATATCAATGACAGCTACTGGTTGTATCTCTGGTATTTCTGCTACTATACTATCGATACTAGGTAGAGTAGGCACATCCTGAATAAGGTCTAAGGTAATTTCAGTAGATAGTTCAAGGCCACCAATCATAGGTTCTTCTACTACTATTTCTTCTATGATTGCTATCTCCTCAATGACTGGTTCTACAACAATAGGTTCTACAACAATAGGTTCTACAACGACAGGCTCAACAACGATTGGTTCAATGATAACGATTGGTTCAACTACAACAGGCTCAACAACAGGAGCTACATAGTCCTGGTAAGTTACCATTAATTCATAGTTGTCAGTAATAGGACCAAGCCATGAGTTTGAGTTACCAGTATCTACGCCTGATAATTCAAAGTTAATCGCTACATTATCGGTGAGAAAAGTATCATTGATAGACTTAGTAAAAGTATGATGTGTCCAACCATCTTCATAAGGTACAGCAATAGTATGGCTAGATATTTCTGTAGTTGTGCCATCCGTAAAAGTTATATTAGTTACTATAGTGTCGTCACCACCAGCAGTACACCAACCATTAGGTGTATTGCCACAACCATACCCATTGTATTTTATGGTATACGATTTGATTTCTTTGCCTTGCTCTATACCAGTTAGATTAACCAGTTGCGATATGGTAGACGTTTGTCCTTTGAATCTTACAGTAGGGCTGTTGCCTGCATCACTATAAGAATTACTATCACGCCTAACATTACTATCTGAAAGAGTCCACCCATTTGTATTCTCGTTAAATGTACTATTAGTTAGTAGGTTGTCCGTAGTTTCCTCTGCTGATAGGTTTATCCACATCAAACTTAACAGCATTAGTTGTAGGCATCTTAATAACATTGTTCTCCTCATCTAATATACCACGCTTACGATACTCGGCAATAGCTTCATCACCTATCTTACCATTGATAGGGCAAGGTGAGCCAGCCGCTATCATACTTTTAAATACTCTAGGATCTTGACATAACATAGCGGTCGCACTTATTTTCATACCTAACTGAGCCAAAGCCCTACTGAGTTTGATGCGCTGACAATTTTTATCTTCAACATGCACACCACCTGAGATACCAAACCATCCGCCTGAGATACCACCTGCTCTTACTACGACACAGATATCAGAGTACGCACCTGATGCACCCATTGATGGTACAGATGGTGGAGATACTGGCATATCTTTGTAGTGTATATTGGATGTGTTATCGGCTGCTTGACACTCAGCGATGTAGGCTAGAACTATAGCAAGGATTACTATAAAGGCTAGGCTGCGCATACATTAATCCGCATCCGCTATGGTGTTACCGTCTATTGCTGCCCATTCTTGATATGCAACGTAATCACTATTATCTGTATTAGTAGGAATCCAACTATCTGTTAGTACATTATCAGAATCATCTGTTACTACTTTACAAATATAATCAGTTCTTTCAGTTGTGCCGTCAGGCATCTTTAATTTTTTATATATGATTGCCATTAATATCTCCTATATCTCTGCACTACATTTTATGAATGCGTTTGTTCCACTTGTGTTAGCGACTCTACACATTTGTCCATCTGTCATACTAGAATGACCAGACGTATCTAAATGCACATGACACATACCAGCAGCAACCCCTGAATTAGCACCTGTACTTATAGACCATGCTTTAACAATAAAACCTGTAGCTACACCTCCAGCTTGTACGCCTTGACTTCCTGTAAATGTACCAGCAGCACTAGATGTTACTGTTGGAATAACCCTCTTTGGATGAAAGCCAATTAAAGTTGCTACCCTACCACTACCATCTGATAAGAAACCTTGTCCAAATAAGTTAGTGCCTTCACTTTCACATGCTTCATAATATCGCCAACATCTTTCTACATTTTCAATATAAGATTCAAACTGAAAGCTAGGTAATGTTGCACTTGTAAATGTT